TAAGAAAAAGAAAAGATCAAAACAACTGGAAAGTCACTCGTCTTGATACATGAAGTAGCAAATTATACGCAGCAATTATGGACTCACAGTCGTAAAACTAAAAAGTCCCAGTCTGGTTGGTTGTCGGGTAATGCTGTTTGTTGTATTCACAACGGTGACAATCAAGATACAAGAGGACGTGGCGGACTAATAGTCAACGCAGACGGCGGAGTAAGCTGGCACTGCTTTAACTGTGGATTTAAGACTGGATATCAACCCGGCAGACCACTGAGTTTCAAATATCGAAAATTTCTCAATTGGTTGGGTGCAGATGTCAACGAAATACAACGACTAGTAGTTGAGGCGCTGAGGATCAAAGACTTAATTCAACCCGAAGACATCAAACCTATAGTCGAAGAAGAAATAACGTTCACTGCTCGCAAATTACCAAATGAAGCGTTAAGTTTTATGGCCATAGCGGAGTTTTATCATTTAGCAGATAAAAATTTTCCAAGAGAATTTGTCAATGCAGTCGATTATGTGTATCAACGAAAAATTGATATGCAACAGTATGAATTTTATTGGAGCCCCGAAGTAGAAAATAAATTAAGTCATAGAGTCATTATACCTTTTCATTATAAAAAGAAAATTGTAGGGTATACTGCCAGAACATTTGTAGATGGTATACAACCTAAATACCATAGCGATCATCCCAGTCAGTTTGTGTTTAATTTAGACAAACAACATTACGACAATAAATTTGTAATAGTGTGCGAAGGTGCATTTGATGCAATGGCAGTAGATGGTCTAGCGGTATTGAGTAACAACATCAGTGAGCAACAGGCAGAACTTATTGAAGCTTTAGGCAAAAAAGTTATTGTAGTTCCTGATTTTGATAGACATGGAAACAAACAAGGTAAACAAGTTTGGCCTGGTCGACAATTAGTAAAATGCGCAATAGACTACGGATGGTCGGTTAGTTTCCCTGTTTGGGCAGAACAAGTAAAAGACATTGCAGATGCATTAGTTAAATATGGTAAATTGTTTGTGATCAAAACTATTCTGGAAGCTAGCGAATCTAATCCCGTAAAAATCCAGTTAATTTCAAAAAAATATGAATAAAGAATATAGCACAGAGTTACAAAAATTATTTTTAGAAATGATGCAGCAGAATCCTGAAAGTTATATCAGGGTGCAAAACATTTATAATCCAGAGAACTTTGATCGCAGTCTCAGAGAAGCAGCTAGATTTATCAAAGAACACGTGGACAAGCATAAAGCTATGCCTACACTAGATCAAATTAGAGCTGTATCTACAACTGAACTAAAACCCATTCCTGATCTAGGTGAAAATCATTATGACTGGTTCATGTCAGAGTTTGAAAGTTTTACTAAAAAACAAGAACTGGAACGTGCTATTTTAAAAGCCGCAGACATGATCGAAAAAGGCGAATTCGATCCAGTAGAGAAATTAATCAAGGATGCAGTACAAATTAGTCTGACCAAAGACATGGGCACAGACTATTTTGCTGATCCTCGTACCAGGTTGTTAAAAATTAAAAGCTCTAATGGACAAGTTACAACAGGTTGGCCTACTTTAGATAAAAGACTGTTTGGTGGAATGAACCGAGGTGAACTGAATATTTTTGCGGGTGGGTCAGGGTCAGGCAAAAGTCTATTCATGCAGAATATTGCTATTAATTGGATCAGTCAAGGACTTAATGGAGTATTTCTTACTTTAGAACTCAGTGAAGAACTGTGTGCCATGCGTATGGACAGTATGGTTGCCAATGTCAGCACTAGAGAGATATTCAAAGACCTTGATACATTGGAAATGAAAATTAAGATGGCGGGTAAAAAGTCTGGTAGTTTGAGGATCAAATACATGCCAGCACAAAGCAATGTGAATCAAATTCGTGCATATTTAAAAGAGCTAGAAGTACAAACTAATCGACGTGCGGATTTTATCATGGTAGATTATTTGGATCTTGTCATGCCAGTCAGCGCCAAAGTTAGTCCCAATGATTTGTTTGTTAAGGACAAGTATGTCAGTGAAGAACTTCGTAATTTAGCCAAAGAATTTAATATATTAATGATTACAGCCAGTCAGCTTAATCGTAGTGCAGTTGAAGAAATTGAATTTGACCACAGTCATATTAGCGGTGGTATCAGTAAAATTAATACTGCAGATAATGTGTTCGGCATTTTCACCAGTAGAGCTATGCGCGAACGTGGGCGTTATCAAATACAATTAATGAAAACACGTAGTAGTTCGGGTGTTGGTATGAAAGTTGATTTAGATTTTGATTTGGAAAGTTTGCGGATTACAGATCCCGGTGAAGAAGCACAAGGAACACCCGGCACTGTAAAACCACAAATCGGTAGTATCATGAATTCGATAAAACCTAAGAGCACTGCAGAAGATGTGGGGAAAACAGATGTTGAAGTACAGAGAAATAAATTAAAACAAATGCTTGCCGGATTAAAAAGAGAAAATTAATGAAAAACTTATATTGTCCAATGATTCATGCAGGGTTAAACATTAATTTTAAAAATAATGAAAATAAATTAGCATTCAATCAATGTTGTTTAAGTACTCGGTCTCTTACGTATGTTGTTGATCCTAAAAAAATATGGTTATCTAAAGAGCTATTAGAATTAAGGAATAAAAATGACAATAATGTGTGGGACGAAGGATGTTGGGAGTGTGAACGATTAGAAAATGGCCAATACAAAAGTTTTCGAAATTCAATGATAGAAAGATTGGGTATTAACAAAAACGTAAGTGGCCCTTCCAGAATCGATTTTTTATTTGATCGAAGTTGTAATTTAGCTTGCATAAATTGCGGTCCAAACGCTAGCACATTTTGGCAAAAACATTTATCTGATAATAAAATACCATCCTTTAAATATGACAATACTTCGACATATGAACAATTAGTTGATGTTATAGATAATTTAGATTTATCTAATTTAACCACTATTCAGTTTTGTGGTGGTGAACCGATGATTAGTAACGCATATTGGAAAATTGCAGACCTGATCTTACACAAAATACCTAATGCAGTTGAAAAAGTTGATATGGCTATCAATACCAATGGAACACAAAAATTAAACGAAAAACATTTGCGTATAATTGAAAAATTTAGGTTAGTTAAATTTATTATTAGTATAGATGGCACAAAAGATAAATTTGAATATTTACGTTGGCCAGCTAAATGGAATCATCTACTTGACAATTTAACGGAATATAAAGAAAAATTACCGTTTAATGTAATGTTTATGATACAAGAAGTAATTAATCCTTTGAATCTGTATTCTTTTGATGAAGTAAAAAAATGGGCAGCTAACGATTTTAGTACTAATCGACTGGGCGATCCCATTGATTATAATTTTCAATTATCTATGAATGATAACTTAAACGTAAATTTTATAACAGAAAAATATTATCAAAATCTCAACAAAGAAATTAAACCAGTACTAGACAATAACTGGCAGGAAATAGCGGCCCATATTAAAAGAATGATAGAATACTTAGACAAATTTGATAAAATTAGAAATCTTAGTTGGGTTAAAACATTTCCAGAAGTTGCAGAATTTTATTCTGGCTATTTAAATAAATAAATTTAATCTGGCCGGAGACTGTATTTTGTTAAGAAAAACACGTAGTATATTAGATGAATTAGATTCTTTGCGATTAGTTAAAGATAAGCACAACCTAGTAGAATCCAAAGCCAGTCATCTAATACAGGGCACTATTAATTTAATAAATTTTATTAAAGAAAACTACGATTCAGAACAGGCAGACGAATTAGAACGACGGCTAATTAACAGTATAAGATCTCAGGATTCTACTAAGTTTTCTAGGGGTCTTAAACGTATCACCAATGAAAGCAAATAGGGATTTTGGAATAAAATATGAAACTATTCGAGATTAAAAATCAAACCCCGGCTTGGTTGTTGCTTGAGGGTGCAGAAGATCAAGCTACACATTTAGAGCATCTCGAAGATGAAATCTTTAATAAAGGGTATTGGGGAGCATTAGAAGCTTTTAATTACGTGAACAGTGTAAGAGCCATGTTAGCAGTAGGTGAAGGTGAACCTAGTCAAGTCACTGTAAAATGGGATGGTGCACCAGCTATACATTGTGGGATAGATCCCGTGGACGGAAAGTTCTTTGTTGGAACTAAAAGTGTTTTTGCAAAAACAGAACCTAAATTATGTAAAACTCCAAAAGATATTCAAAATTGGTATGGCGATGAGGGTTTGGCACTTAAACTACAGTTGTGTTTAAAATATCTTCCTAAATTAGGCATTAGTGGAGTTATAAAAGGCGATTTATTGTTTATAAATCAAGACCTTGAAGAAATTACAATTGATGGTAAATCTATGTTGGCCTGTACACCAAACACCATTACATATACGACAGACGCTAATAGTGAACTTGCTAAAAAGTGGCGTAGAGCTAAATTAGGAATAATTTTTCATACAGTTTATGACTGGGACCCCCCTAGCCAAGAGGAACAAGACGCTGGTGCTAAACCATTTGCCAATGTTCCTGAAATGCGAGCAAAATTTGGATTTAGAGCTTCGGGGTTAGCTCAAAACTCCGAAGTATGGTTCGATGATGCATATTACAATGATTATACTGGAATAGCAAGTCTGACTCCAGAAGAAAATCAAAGGATTATTTCTGGTCTGAATCAAGTTGCAGGGACGTTAATGAAAATTGATCCTAAAAAGTTTGATAAATTTCTAAGTCATGAATTTGGAAAATATGTTAAACCTTTTATAAACAGTGTAGTAAAAAGTCCTACTCATGCATTGAGTCCTGCAGGTTCTAGTCAAGTTAATAATCCAATAGAATTTTTAAAAGATTTCATGGCATACGTCAGGAATGTTAAAGAAAAAGAAATAACAGGAATTCAACAGAAATCGCAAGAGAAGAAAGCCGGTGACCCTACAAAAGAAAAACCAGAACCTGTCGCTATACAAAATCGCAGGAAAGAAATAGAGGAAATGGAAAAATTTATTGCTGATAATTCTAATACT